GCTCATTGCCGCCAGCCTGAATAGCCGAGTAGTTGGCCTGATTGTACGCGTCGTTACGCGCACGATTGAAATTGTCGAGTTCGCGGTTGTATGCTTCCGAACCCTTGGCGATGCCCTGCGCCGCCAGCTTGGCTTCCATGTCGGAATTTTGCTGCGCGAACTGCGGATCAAGGCGCGACGTTGCCTGATTGTACACGCTGTCCGCGACACGGCGACCGTCCGCACTGAAATCTGTGGGGCCGACGTTCTGTTGGATGTTGCCCGCGTTCGGCAGGGACGTTTGCAGGTTAGTTGTACCGTTGACGCGCTGCACGGGCTGTCCGGCAACGCTAGTCACCATCGGCGTCATGCCGTCGTAATTGAAGTTCGCGCCCATGGTCTGATTGACGCGGCCAATCTGGCCCTGCGCCGTAGTACCGAGCGCCTGCGCGATTTGATTTTGCTGTTCGTACAGCGCCTGCTGTTCAGGCGAGTACGTCTGGTCCTGCCTGTACTGCGGCGTACCGTCGGCGTTCGTGCCGATCTGCCTATACGTGATTGATCCTTGCGGCGTGTACTGGTCAATACGGTTCATGTTGGCCTGCGCAATCGCGGCCTCACGACTGTACTGTGACTGCGCCTGCGCTACTGCCCTTGGATCGGGCGGCGGCGGTGGCGAAGGTGTGTCCTTACCCATTCAGCGGCGGCCCCCCGACCCCCAAAAAGCGGCAATCCTCGACCAAAAGGCCATAGACTAGCGCATCCCGTTTGCCGTCGTATCCACGTCTTACGCAGCCTTCAAGCACAAATCCGAGGGCCTCTAAAAAGGCCCTTGTGCGCCGGTTTTTCTTAGTTGTAATCGCCGTACAGCGCCCGCATTCCAGTTGTACGAAGATATACTGAAAGACCGCTGCACAGACGTGGGGACGGAACGCCATTGAACTTTCCGCCGCGCAGCTAATCTCACAATCGTTACTGAACTGGCCGCGCCGAAAGTTGGAGATTACAGCGCCGCCAACAAACTCCTGTTTATCCGACAGGAACGCGAACGCTTGGAACTGCCCCGGTGCGAACCGTGGCGATGAACCCTCAACTTTCGACGAAATGTACGCGGCCACCATATCGGCCTTGTCACCCGCTGGAACTGCTAGCATTATAGTACGCCTTGTGCCTTGCTGAAAATGTACTGAGTGGCGTACCACTTGAGGCTTAGCCCGTTCAATGACGCGCGTACCCAAAGCGATCCGGCCACACCGAACTTGCCGATGCTCACCATGAAGAACTTGGTGCTTACGTCGCTACCCCACGCCGAAATGTCCCATGACGATATATCCCAAGCGGAGCCGGTTTCATCCGGCACACCGGCAATGTATTCCGGTTGATCCTCTAGGTAATCGACATTGAACTGTGCGTTTAACGGCGGGTCGCCGTCGCACCCTAGCAGTAGTTTGGCGAAGTGAAAGTGCTTGTTCGAGTTCGTACTTCCGCTGCCGTCCTCGAAATAGTTGTACGCTTGCTTGCAGTCTAGCAGGATCGAAGCGCCGTCGTCTAGCTGCCCCGTGTCGTATTTCATAACGCGACCATCGTACTTGCCGAAATACAGGTCGCCGTTGAACTCACACCAGCATATACCGTTTAAGTTCGTGAAACGCGTCCACGCCTTTGTTACGGTGTTTTGCACGAATTGCACAAACGCCCCGGCGATGCTCGACGTAGCGGGCACGTTCACGAACATAAGTCCCTTGCGCGGGTAGAAGGCTACTTGCCACCCGTGCACACTGGCGTTCACATTCTTTTCTTGAATGTACGAACCTAGCTTGTACGTCAGGGCGTCGTCGTCCTTGATCCCGCCTTCGCGCCGAATGGCGGAAAAGGGTAGCGCGCCCTCTAGCGTCAGTACCACCAGTTCCGAACCGTAGTTGAACGCACAGTTACGGCCAATAGGCGGTGCGGAATAGTACCGGCTGACTAGCGCCCACGTGGCGGCGTTTGACGGATCGGTACCGGCGTACACAATGTATTCGCCTTCCGACGTGATGAACACAATGTAATCCGCAGGGCCGTTGCCGCTATCGGTGCTAAACGAAGCAGTGGCGACTAGGTAGCCACCTTTCTTCGCGATTTGCGACAGGTCAAAGTACTGCGCTGCACCTTGAATTGCGCCGACACCTAAGTAGTAGAAACCTAGCTGATCTTTCTGCGCAAAGTACAGTCGCCCCTTAAACGCGAATACATGTGACAGCGTAGCCGCCGAGCCTGTAAGGCCCGTAATGGCTAGGTTGTTAATCGTCGTACCATCGTACGAAAACGCCACGTCTAGGCCGGACACACCGATAAGGAACTGCGCGCCAGCGTTGCTGAACATGGTGGAAACAATGCGGTTCCCGTTACGACCGATTTGCAACGGTGCGGGCGGTGCGCTCGTTGTAACGTCAACAATCTTACCGTTGCCGAACGCCAGTAGCTTCTTGTTGGCGACAGCGCCGCCAACGTAAGCGACAAGGCTTTCGACCGGGCCGCCCACACTGGCCGCCGCCACATGCTCGTCATGGCCGCCTCGCGCATCGACCGTTGCAGTACCCGGTATCCAGTTGTCGAGTACGAACGCATCCTTCTGTGGCATGGCCGCGAGGCTGTCACGCCCGTTCAACCCGCCTACGGGCGCAGGGATCGTTAGCGGGCGAGCCGTCTGCCGAGTATTGACTTTCGGTGCCAGCATTTATGCGCCGAAACCATTTTCGGGAACGTAGCCGCGTGTAAGCGGCAGTTCGCTATTACGGCTGAAACCGACAGGGATGGAAGGCCCGGCAAGCGCGGAAGCGAACTCGCGCGCCACAACGGCTTCGTACTCCGCAATGTCGGCGCTGAACTCTAACCCCTTGGCGTGCTTGATGCGCCATTTAAGCCCTAGGCGTATGAGTTCTTCATCGACCAGTGCCGTATCCGCATCGCCAGAGTACCGCAGTATCTCTTCATTGGCGTTGTTCACCGCAAAGTTCTTCGTCATGTACTCGAATACGACGTTCTCTGCGGACACAGGGGCAGGCACGATATTCAGCTTTAGCGGATGCCCGTAAATGCGCACCCGCGCAGTGCTGAGCGATCCAAGGTTCAGCGCCTTCGTACGCTGCCATTCCCCCGCCGAAATGGAACCGCGCATTTGGTAGTACCGCGAACTCTCATAGATCGTTTCTTGCAGGAACTTGCGGTAATCGGCTGGCAAGTCATACTGCGCCTGATCTACCACAGTCACAAAATTGTACTCGCGCGTTAGTACGGGCCAGTTGAACCTTTTGCTGAGTTCATTGAGTTCAGCATTGGCAAGGCTGAACATCTGCCGCGCAAGCTGTTCGGTAGAGGAAGCCACAGCCGCAGGCCGTGGCAACCCCACTTCATCGCATGCGCGCTGTACTACGTCGAGCAGCGGCACAGTTGGTTACAGTACCGGCGTGACGGCGTTGGCCGTCAGACAGATAGCGGTAACGACGTTTTCGCCAGCGGCGGCGCGATCCGCCAGTTTCTGCGCCTTCGCCGGGTCCGCGCCATGCTGCACTGCCACCTGAGCGACAGTACCAGTCGTCTGTGCCGCAAGGACGGCGAGTTCGCAGCCGAAGTCCACCTTCTGCGCGGTGGTCATGTGCGTACAGCCCGATACGGCAAGCGCCGCACACGCTACCGTACAGAGAAGGATTGACTTACGCATGTTCACCCCCTTTACCCCCGGCCTGTAAGTTGGGAGCCGCCGCGACCCGAGAAACGGCGGCTCCCGTTCGCGTTAGATGATCGGCAAGGCGTTACCGCCGCCCGGCTTGGCCTTGCCGCCCTTGGCGGCCTCAGGAGCCGCCGCAGGGGCTTCCGGGGCCTTGGCAGGGGCTTCCGGGGCCTTCGGCGGCTCCGGGGCCGTCTGAGGCGCTGGCTGGCCGTCCTGAGCCGTCAGGCGGGCCGACAGGTCCGCGATCTGCTTGCGAAGGTCGGCCACGTCGGTGCGTAGCTGCTCGTTCTCGGCGGCGAGCGCTTCGGTCGGCGCGTTACCGGCTGCGGCTTCCACGAACGCCTTGGCCTGTTCGACCAAAGTACGCGCGCCGGGGCCGAACGCGGAGAACCGGGTTTCGGGGAGCGCGGCGAGCGCTTCGACCGTATGGATGCCAGCATGCGCGGCGGTGGCAACCATGGAAACGGACATGCGCGGCCATGCGGAAAGCGGCGTACCGCGAACGTCCACGCTTTCGGTACCGTTGCGGTACGCGTCGATCAGTTCCTTGTACTGTTCGTACTTCGGCGACCGATACGGTTCGTCCACGCCAACTTCCGGCGCGTACTTGCGTTCGAGGATGAATACCGGCGAACTTTCCTTCTGGCCGGGTGAGGTCACTTCGGCGTACAGAACTTCGTCGAAGATCGGGCGGCCAGACCGTGCGCTGGCCGCAGGGTTCTCTTCCGGCTCGACGTAGAGACGTACTGCCTCGCCGTCCTTGCCCTTGTACAGTCCCTGATTGAGCATTGCGAATTACTCCTTGGTTGAAACCTTGCCTTGTATTACAAGAGGGGGAGTACCAAGGCTAATACTCCCCCTCAGGCTCACGCGCTGCCTGCTAGGGCACAAGCGCGAAGATCGTTAGGCGATCACGCCACGACGCTTGAGACGGAACCACGTGAACTGGTTAGCGCCGGACGTGTTGATTGCGGTAACTTGGCCGGTGCCAGCGCCGACTTCCGTACCGAGGAAGTTGTTGTCGTACGTCATTTCGTCCCCAGCCACGATTGCGGCAGGCGACTGCAAATAAATGTACTCATTGTTCTTGCCCGCCACATCATCGTAACCGATGGTGATGGTGCCGAGCGGGACTTTAGGGCCGGTGCCACCGTTCGCCACCGTATCGGCAACGTCGGTGAACAGCGGAAGCCCAAGAGCCGGATTGACAGTACCGGGACGAATACCCATCTTAACGTACTCACTTTCTAGGCCGAAGCCCGTAAGAAGGATGTACAGGGAGCCGAAGCCCCCTGTACAAGAGAAGCCGGCGATTACGCGATCAGAACGCCTTGGAACTGCGCGCCCGAGAGGGTCATGTTACCCGCCCAGCCGATCAGCTTCACCATCGCGTCCTGATTGGTAGAGAACCGATCCGGTG